TCTCGAAGTAGCCGATCTGCCTCTCGGTTAAGCCGCTGCGCCTCGCTGACATTGTAGGTCGATTCTGCCTGCATTCGCAGGCTGGCTACCTCTTTTTCGATCTCTCTCACGATCTGATTAGCCCAGGCCTTACCAGGATTTCCGCCCCAAAATGCATGAACCTGCGCAGCCTTTGATTTCGGATTTTGCCTCGCCTTAGCGCTACCCGGTAGTACGCTATGCCTAGCGAAAAAGGACTTCATCCGCCAAACGGTATGCGCTGCGAGCAATCGACGATTCGCAATGTCTCTAGCTCTAGCGATACCGGTAGGCGTACCGCCTCGCCTGCTAGGCGCTAGAGTAGATCGCAATTCGAGAGCTCTTTTCGCAATCTGCGCCATCTCGGCTGTAGGCTTGTAGATCTTTGGCATTTGATCTGCCTCCATAGTATAAAACTAGAGCATCTTGAAGATTCGCATAGTGCGAGTTTTAGTGATGCACGGTGTAGCCGCATCGGTAATTTTGCCGATGCGGCATTACTGTAGCACTTTACAGATTGATCCGATTATGGTAGCGAGTATACAAGCCCACAGGTGATGTCGACCTGGCTTCGGTAAACGGACAAACGGGGCAAACGATGGCAGATGAATCGGATTCTACCGGTAGCGAACTAGGGATTACCGATCCCAACCAGAGCAATGCAGATCCTCGCACAGTGCCTCTAAAGGCATTGACTAGCGAGCGTAGTAAGCGTCAAGCCTTAGAGGCTAGGCTAGCTGAACTCGAGCAAGCCGCAGCGGAAAGGAATGAAAAAGAAGCGGCTGAAAAAGGCGAGTTTAGAGATCTATGGGAATCTCGAGGTAAGCCAGCCGAGGAAAAGGTAAGCGAGCTATCCGCTAGGCTAGATGCTTTCGAGAGCTCGAGAAAAGCGAGACAAGATCAAAGGAGAGAGGCGCTGGGCGCATTCGCTGAAGGCATCCCCGATGGTATACTCGGCGATCAGCTAGATCGAATGCTTGATTGGGCTGAAGGCCTGAAGGCTAAAGCATCGGCATCTAGTGTGGCGCCTGTTTTACCGGCTGGCACTGGTAGCCAAGACAATGCCAAGCCAGCCACTAAGGTAAGCGAGCGAGAATCAGAGTGGATGCGCAGATCTAAACCGTCTTGGCTAAATGCGCCTGAAGATCGCCAAAGAGCATTGCTCGATCGATTTGGTCCTAGCTGGGCCAAGGCGAGAGATTAACCCAGGGTCGAAATAGGCCCTTTTTGATGGAGGGTCGAAAATGGCTGTAGATTTCAGCAATGGCCTATTTCGAGATCTTGGAGATGCGGTAGTTAGTGCCCCGGTTAAGGCTTCGGCTACCTGGGCTGCTGGCGATATGCTGAAGCTGACTAGCGGCTACCTCGAGGCCTGCGGCGCTGGCGATATCCCCTACGGTGTAGCTGTGGCTACACTTGTTGCGGCTGATTCGCCTTCGAGTAGCGGCGATGTTTCGGCGCTGGTTTATGTCGGTGCAAACAATCACTACATCTACAGTCCAGATTCAGGGACTGCGGCGATTACGTTAGTGGGTAAATTGTGCGATGTCGGTGGAGCCGCTTCGGCAGACATCGATGCAGCTACTGACAAATCCCTGCTGATCGTCGATATCGATACCGATGCCAACAAGGTTATCGTCCAATTGAATACGTCTGTAGCCGCTGGAGTAGTCTGATGCTTACCGTTGATCAACTCAAGAATATCGCCTATGATCGTGGATTTAAAGCCATCATGGATGGCTATACCGAGACTGATGAAGTTTGGCGAGAGTTTATCCCAGCCGATAAGATCGTGGCTCCATCTACAGAATCCATGACGGATTACCCGTACGGCGATCGTAAGATTATGCCGATCGGACTCGGCGATCTCCATGAGATTGAAGAGGGTCAAAGAGTACCGCAGGATTTGATCGGTGAAGGCCCGGTGCGTCAATGCAAGCTACGACGACTCGCTACCGCCTTGACGGTTACCGAAGATATGCTGATGCTGCGAGATGCCGAAACTCGCATCGTCCGTGATGTGATCGATTGGGGGCGCCGAGTGGCAGGCGCCGCATCTCGCTACCGCAATGACTACATCGCTGGTATGTTTCAAAAAGGTACGCTAGCCGCAGGCTCTACCAAGTACTTCGACAATGCCTACCGAGGTACACCGGATGCGAATACCGGCTTTATCTACGATGGTAAGCCTTGGTTTGCTGCATCTGGTAATGCGCATCCGCTTCAGGGATTTACTGGTAGCGTTGGAGATACGGGCATCAATTTGGTAGCTAGCGCGCCATTGACTAGCTCTAATCTACAAAGTGGCTATAGCGCATTCAGCGTTACTAATGCCTACGATGAGAGGTACCAGCCGATCACTAATCGGCCTACAGTGCTACTCGCAGGATCTGCGCTTCGGCAGACTGTAGCGGCAATTACCGAATCGGATTTGTTGCCTGGTAGCGCCCATAATGACGTCAATGCCTTTAAGGGCTTGATTCGCCCCGTGATTTGGGATCGCCTTACTGACGATGCCGATGCTTACTGGCTACTTGCTGATGATCCTGGTCTGATTGTTTACGATTCGGGCATTCCTGAAATTCGCACTCGAGTGAATCCCGAAACTCGCACAGTCACATTCGAAGGCTTTATTAAGTTCGGCGCTTGTGTTGTCGATTGGCGGCGTGCTTACTGCGCAAACAAGGCCACAAGCTAATGGATAAGGCGCATCGGTTTCGGCTTAATCGCATTCTGAATGGCGAGATACCCTGCGGCTCTAGCGAGGCTAGAACCCTGGGCATCATGCTGATCGCTGAAGTGCTAGAGGAATTGCGATCGATTCGTGGTTCACTTGCTACGCTATCCGACAAAACCGAACCCGATGCGCTACCGCCTGTAGAGCAAAAGGCGATCGATCCTGCGGCATTGCTACAGGGTAAATTGTCCGAAATCAAAAAGAAGATCGCAGCCTGCGAGGATTCCAAGGCGCTAGCCGGATGCCTCGATATCGAGAATGCGAGATCTAGGCCTCGAGCCACTGTGCGATCTGCGCTCGAGGCTAGAATCCAATCGCTGATGTGAGGTAGCCGATGGCCTTTACTTTCGATCCTACTACTGATGTGGGTAGAGTGCGATTGCGCCTTTTCGATACCAGTGAACAATCAGCGATCTTCAGCGACGAAATAATCAATGCCTTAATTACGGATGAAGGCGGATGGCGAGGCGCAGTAGCTGAAGGCGCTAGAATCTGCCTAGCGCAGATTAGCCGATTCGCGCGTAACTACAGTACTACTCGCCGAGATGGCACATCTGAAAGCGTAGATGAAACCGCATCGGCTACCTACTTAGAAAGGCTGATCGAGCTCTATTCTAGCGCTTCACCGACGATCCCACAGCTAAAGATTAGGCGCCTGAAAGGCTATCCATCCGATCCCTACTACCAGGATTGATCTATGGCGTACCAAGTATCGAGGCTCGAGCCTGCGATCGTCGTTAGAGGCGAAACCATCAGCCGATCGCTATCGGTCACATCGGGAATTAATTCGATCACTGTAGACGATGGCGGTAGCTATACGCTCTACTCGGCTACCGGTGTTTCGAAAGCTACGGCTACTACCTCTAGCGGATCGGTATCGATCGCTACGCCTGCGGATCTAGCTGTAGGCGCTACCGCTTATGAAGTATGGAACATCGCAGTAGCGAGCGGAACAAGCCTACCGCCGATCCGAAGGCAAGTACTCGTAACCAGTGCCGATATGCTTTCGGCGCCTTGTACGCATTCTGAAGTGATCGCAGGTCACAATGGCCTAAGCACTTATCCTAGCGGCCAATCGTCATGGCAAGTGCAGATTCTATCTGGCTGGTACCGAGTGATTCGATGGCTGATGTCTCACTCGGCGCTAGCGGCTACAGCCGAATTACACTCGCCTGATGTGCTTTACGATGCGGCACTTTACGCGATTCGGCGAGATGTGTTTAGCTACCTCTCTACCTTCGGCGATGAAGGCGCTCTAGCATGGCGCGATTACTACGAATCAGAATTTAGAACCGAGCTCGAATCGCTTAGGGCTAGATTCGATACCGATGGCGATGGCGTAGCGAACACTACACCGAAGCGAGTATCGATCGATGGGCCTGGATTCCCTGGGCCTAGCATTTTGAGTAGCGGTATCTAGCCATGGCATTTCTACGCTTCGATAAGCGCAGCAAAGTGCTAGCCGATGTGCTCGAGATCTTCGGCACTAAATCGAAGGCGCTAGAGCCTAGAAATGCTGGGCCTACGATTGTAAGAGTAGGCGATATGCTACCAGTGCCGATCGTTGCTTATCTAAAGGCGAATGGTGCTAGTCGAGCCGCAGCGAGGCGAATCGTAAGGAATGCAGGCAAAAGGGCTATCGATCGAATCCGTAAATCAGTCCGTAGGCTCGATCTGATTTCGCCTCGAGGTACACCGACTAGAGGCCTTTTCCTTTCGTCTTTTCGCGCTGAATTGAGAGACATCAGCGGTACCGGTTTAGCGATCGATCTAGCGATCACGAATACCGCT